AGGTACGAAAGCAAACTCATCGAGGTAGATAAGATTGAATGAGCCACCACGAATTGCAGAGGAAGATGTTGCAGACGCAAGTATCTTCGAACCATTTTCTAGTTCGATGTTACCTTTGTTCCATTCAACAACACCTTGTTGCATCCAGCGAGGTAGGGCTTCGTATGCTCTCTGAATTCTATGCATAATTTCTCTTGCTTGTGACAACTTATGAGCAAGAATTGCAATAGAGAATTCTTCGTGGAACAATGCATACCAAAGAAGCATCGCCGCAATCGTGGTGGTCTTACCTGATTGTCTTGGCATTTTACAAATGACAAATCTGTTATCTTTTGTCTTTCTAATAATGTCTTTTTGAAAGTCGTAAGGTTCGAATGGAATAAAACCCTTATCGATGTTTACAATCTTAACGTACTTTTCAATAAAATATTCTGGGTCATCCTGACATAGCAAGTATTCAGACACCTCATTAGGTCCGAATGATTGCGGAACATTCGTTCTCTTTAGATTAGGATTACCAAGATAATTAACCGACATTACTGTTCATCTCTTTTCTGCTTCAACATCTTTGCGAGTTCAGATGTAGAGCCTACGAACAGATTGTTGTTTGTAGTGTTGTTCTGCTTTGGAGCATCGTCTTTTTGTAATTCTTTTTTCTGCTTGCGTAAATTCAGCAAGTCTTTATTGGCTTCAGTCATCGTCTTAATCAGACCAGCCGCCACTTCGTATGTTCGTGGGCTTTCACTCTCTCTTGCAAGTTGCAAGATGCCATCGATTGCAAGATTACCCTTTTCAATCATTGACATTAAATTTGTACGAGCATATTCAAAGTCTTCGTCTGTTGCATCGTCAGACGCAAGGACAGCAAGATTTTTTTCTGCTTCAGCCTCAACTACTTCGTATGTTTCCGCTTCGATATACTCTGTATTGAGAACTTCAGATAAGATATCAACCTTATGGTCTTTCTGTTCCATCAAATGGTGCCTCACTTATTTTCACTTCTTCTTCATAGTTAGCATCGCTAGGTTGTGCGCCAGTGGGCGTGACAACAGCATCAACATAAACTAAATTGCCATCAATATCAAAGTCTGGTGTGTTGTTGATATCGACAAATGCAGAGGTAATGATACCTCCCTCAGAAACTTTCCCGTAAATATTGCCTTCCAAAGAAAAATCGAGTGAGTATATTAGCGCCCGTCTTTCTTCGAAACTTCCTTCATATGTATCTTCAGTTTGAATGCTCTCCAACTTGATTGGAATATCTCTCTTCAAGTCTGGAACATCTTCAAGTTCCTGAATAGTCACATTGAAGTGTGGTCTAAAGTATGGTAAAATCTGCTCTAAAATTTGTGTAGCATCTTCTGCGTTCTGAGTATATATGTACAAAGAAAAATTAAAGATGTACGGTGTCGGTGCATACATCGATTGTTTTGTAGAGCCATTAATCGGCGCAACAATCTTCTGATTATTAGATACTTTTCTCTCTGCGTCATAACCTAGACCAGTCATCTCAAAAGACATTACTGGTAGAGAAATTGCTTGTTGAGTTCCACGAATACCACCCGCTTCTACACGAGCAAGAGTTTTCTCTTTTGGTGCGTATGAGATTGGAACCTTAAACCTTTTTATTTCGACACCTTGAGCATCAAAACGTCTTACGTTAATGTCATTAAACATTGTGCCGAATAGCACAACCATTTTTCTAATTGTCTTATGATAAAAAGTATGTCCTAGCATTAGAAGTTCTCACTGAATGGGTTGTTCTCTGAGAAGTCAATAAAGCCACCTGCTTCAGTTTGAATTTCTTGGTTATCTGCTTCGGCATTGTTGACCATTACGAGTTCGTTCTTTGTACCAACAGGCCATACTGCGCCAGATGTAACACCGTTAACATCTAAAGTCGTATTGAATGAACCAGAAATATTTGCTACTCTGAGTAATTGTGTTGCATTGTTCCAAGAACGGACTTCGGCAGTTGCAGTTGCAGAACCTTGAGATACACCTTGCCAGATGCTTTCTCCAACAATGAAGTCGCCTGTGCCTGAGTTTAGTGTCAAGTCGATAGTGTATTCGTTTAGCGTCTGTACGTCATCAATATCTGCAATACCTGTGTTGAATTCTTCTTGTCCATATTCAAAGAATTCGCAACGGAACGTGTAGATGTATGTTTTACCTAGTTGATAGAAAACTTCTTCGTCTTCAACAAACTTAATCTCTAAAAGATGGTCAGTCATTGGCAGGTAAATCAAATCACCTTCTTCTGGTTGGGTCATTCCTTCAGGAGTTCCAACTTCAGTTTGCCAACGTGTTACTGAACAAATCAAGTTCATGGTGTCTCTAACTTCAACTCCAAATTTTGACAACAAGTCACCATCACCTTCAAAGCCCTCAACATTTTGAAGATACATTTCTACTTCATATGCATCATCGTATGTGTTGTTACGGGATTCGTTGAAGATATCATCAATGCGACCAGAGTTTCTTGGAATGTATCTAACATCATGTCCGTATATTTGAATACTTTCCACAACAAGGTCATTCGTTAGACTTTGTTCTGCCGCTTGATTGTAAAAATTGAAGTATTGATTAGTTGCCATCTACTCTTATCCTGTGTAAAAATCGACTGGCAACTCATGCCTTAATTGCATCTCTTCTTCTAGTCTTTGAATTTCTTCTTGTGCAGACTGTAGAATTTGCTGACCGTTCATTGTGACACCACCAGGTAGTTGAATTCCATCATACTTGGAAATGTTCATGCCCCATTGCTCTTTGAACAATGCAGTTGCGTATTCTTTTAAGAAGCGGTCGTTGTATACTTGAGAATGTTGTTGTGGGTCGATAATAGCATATGCTTCAACAATTATGTAATCACCCACTGTTGTTTTCTCATCCCAATCCATATCGATATACAATCTATCTTCATGTCTTGCGTATCTGATTTGATGGGTATTATTGAACATATCATCAATCAACGAAAGATGTTGTTGGTATGTTGCGAATGTAGAAATATCTTGCGCCCTTCTAAAATCAAAGAAGTCGTTCAAGTGTAATTGATAACTTACATCAAACATGTCTGCACCGTTTGAGTTATTCGTCATATTGAAAACACGAATAACACTGGTCAAATCATCTGTTAGTGTAATATACTTGTTATTGATATCAGTTTGAGTGACTTCGTGTTTGACGTAGTGTCGCTTCACGGCATCACTGTGATATTCTTGGAAGTATTGTAGCGCATCGTCTAACCTGTCTTCAAGTTGAGTTGCATCAACATTGATTTGAATAACAGGGTTTCCTAGACGGCGTAAACAATAATCCTTTAATTCTGTTCTTGTAGTAGGTCCAGCCATTTTACCATTTTCCTATAGGACATGTTGACGCCTGAAGTTGCGTCTTAGTTTTAATCGGGCATTTGCAAACAGAGCATACTTTGAAAGTTGCCCACAGTTTTTCACATTTCTCACAAATATCTATACGTCTTTTAGTTTCACTATGTTTTGCTACAACAGCCATATAAAAAGCCCCCAACACATCTATTTATAATGCGCTGAGGGCTTAGATTTTATACTTACAAAATTAACACAACATGTTAAATTAGTAAGGTTGCTCCACCTGCAATAAGCAGTAGCAGTGACCAAACACCCAGTGCGCTAAAGTATTTAGACCACGGCGTATCGAAATATAATTTACCAATCGCCATGCATTTGTGCATAGGAGAGATAAGATACCCGATAAAATCAAGTGCAAAGAACCAAACAAAATACTCAATACCATAAACAAGTGTGAGAATTGTAGTGATTGCCGCAAAGCGACCACTTGAACCAAACAAAAATGCAGAACCTAAAGATATAGCACTAATTGAAATAAAACCCCATGTAGTGGTGATATCAAATGGACTATTCTCCAGATATGCTTTAATAGCGTCTGTGTTTTCTCTTGTTACGTTTGCTACAATGATAATCACTGCAACCCACGCTATAAGTTTGAAGTCAACGAAACCGAGCAACTTGTTCCAGTCCCATGTCAAAGTCAAAATCATATAGTAAAGTGTCAGCATACCAAATACGATAACTGGATTGATTCCAGCAATAGCCACAGCAATCGCAATCAGAAAAGGCATTACGTTACGAATGATATTTGATACTTTGAAGTGTTCTTTTGAAACATTCAGTTCGATATCATCTTCACTGACTGCAAAAGCAATGTATGCAATTACAAGTGCAAGAGAAACTACCAGTAGAGGTAGAAGATGTAACAGAACAGCACCATACCCAATTCCCAGTGCCGCCATAGGGACAAGAATTGTCTTCTCTAGCGGTGACCAGACATAATAGTGATGAGTTGAAAGATAATCGATGATACCGAATTTCTCTCTTCCCTTTTCACCTTTTGGTGGTGCAAGTGTATCAAGCATACCAGCCGAAACTGTTACTCGACCCGAAATGGGGAGAATACCTGTAAATGCAGACATTAGTGCGACAATGACACGTTTCGATTTGAACACTTTTTGAATGTAAGCATATGCGCTTGCAAACAAATTGTTTTCTTTAATCAACCCGGCGGTCATCATAATGAATACAATAAACAGAAGGTATTCTTGCCCCTTGTACAGCAAGTCTATATTTTCCAAGGTTTATACTCCTTCTTAATCGTCTAAAAATGATGATGCTTTAGTAGCAATCATCTCCGTTTCATAGTGAAAATGGAACTGCAAAGCATATCTCGCCTTTGCACGTTCATCAATTCTGTTAATCTTGTGCATTACATCGCCGTTCGTAATGACAAGACGGTTGAACTTGGGATAAACACAACCCAGTTCATTATTTATTGCAACCTCATTTGCATAGTCATCTGTCTCCAGCATGAAAGGTTGCCATTGTGGGTGTACTTCTAAATTCTTTTTAGCATATATGAATTCTCCACCCCAATCTGTGTGCCAGTAGTCGTTTAAGTAAAGTGTCGCCGCACCTGCTAAGTGTGCGCCATCACAATGCCAAGACATTTCTGAACCTGGGGTATACAAGCGTTCATCAACACGAACCCAACCCCATTCAAAATCTATCTGTTCTAAAACTGCATGAATTAGTTTATCGATTATGTGACCAGACGGATAATCTGCTTCTTTATGTTTACCTGCAATAATCTGTCGCCCTCTAAGACCTGGGTGCTTCTGTAATTTAGAGTTACCCCAATCTTTATCGTCAGCATAAAATGCATTTAGATTATTATTGTACTGTACCTTAATTGCTTGAATAACATTAGGGTCGCACACATCATCAACGACAGTTACATAATCATCAGAGTAAGTCATTATCAAAGTCTCTTTCTGGTCGATAAGCATTTTCATTCTTGGGTAATTCAGAACCCGTCTTGTCCATTCTACTACCAATCTTCCCTTCTAACATTAGATTGAAAGCGATAGATACACGAAACCCTGCGGGCTGAGGAACAACAGAATGTTTCAACCAAGATGGGAAGAAAATAAACATACCCTTCTTAGGCTTGATTGGCATAGTAAATGCATTGAAGTAACTATTGTATTGTGCTGGCATTATCACTGAACGAGTGTCAGTTCTTGGGTCTTGAAATTCAATCTCTGAATTTTCATCAGTCATATAATACACACCAGACAAAAAACTGTTTGGGTGCGAGTGTAGGTGTAAGTCTTCTTCTCTGCGATAGACGTTAGCCCACATCTCATGTAGTACAATATCATCATACACATATTGCATGAATTCTACATACTCTTTTCCCAACTTCACTGCGGCTTCACACAGCCAAGCAAACTCTGGCTCTCTATGAAGAAAGTCATCTGTCTGCCAGTTGCTACTATTCGTAT